AGTGTGCCATCTACATGGTCTAATTTGTCTGCGAAATACTGACCGCCAATGACTGTAATATTATTTGCGTCACCGTTACCATCTACGCCACCTTCACCTACGAATAATCTATCACCATTGTTACTTTGAGTACCTGTACCAAATGTATAGGCTAACTCTCCTAACTTTAGCGTTGACGGAGCGGAAGTATTCGAACTTCTTTTTATCTGAATTATTGTTGCCATTTTTTATTGCTCCTAAAAGTTACCACCATTAAATGTTAATGTTCCTGAGGTGGTTTCTAAACTATTTCTTGTTACGAATTTATCAGATGAACCATCATATTGTAATAATGCTCCATCATTTAAAGAAGATGAGTCTACATCTGGTAGAGCTCTTAATTTCTGCGCTGTTGTTACAGTTACATTGGTACTTGGTACCTGTACTGAAACTTGTTGTGGTCCTGCTGATGTGGTTGAGTTAATATTAGCTCTAACTCCACCAGTAGTATTAATTACTGCTTTTACCATGTGCCTCTCTCTTTTGTAATATTTATAATGAAAAAAACTTTAGGAAAAAACTAATTATACTTCAGGACTGACTGTAATTACGCCTTCTATAACTCTGGTTACTGTACTATCTGCTGTTTTTGTGATATAAACATCATAAACATATCTTGAAGGTGCTTCTAAAGCACTTGTTTGTGAATCATTTAAAGATATTGTTATTATACCACCTGAAGCATTTGTTATACTTGTGGTAAATGATGTTTGAGTAGCACCATGACTTTTTGCTAATTTAGCCTCTGCTGTGTAACCTGTTAAATCAACAGCGTCACCGTCTGTATTAGTTACAGTTATGTCTGAACTAAAACTAGCGCCTTGGTCTATTTTAAGATTTGTTACTGCTGCCATTGAATTGTTTTAAACCTTCTTGTATTTTTCCGTCATAATGTTTTGTCAAAACATCAATTTTTTCCAATTCAATTTCATGTCTTATTTTGTTTTGCTGGATTTCTTGTCTAGCTGCAATAGTATTTCTCAAATCAAGTGGTAATTTTTCTATATCGTAATCAACACCATCAATTTGAATTTTATTCTCTGCCATGATATAACCTCAGTTATTATAATTTTTTATTTTCTTTTTTAATCTTTGAGATTAGTTTTGCTTTGGTCAATCTCCTATCTAATTCGATACCAATTTTTCTACCAAGTTTTTCTAACTCAGCTTTTGTTTTCTTTTCTAAACCTTTTGTATCAATTTTTTTAACTTCATTTTTTAATACTAAAGGAGCAGAAATAAAAAAACTTTTAATTTTTTTCCATATTTTTTTCATAATTTTTCCTCTATTAATTCTGATATTTATATCGTAATATTACGATACCTGAACCGCCGTTTGAACCACCATAGTCATTGCCGCCACCTGCGCCACCACCACCTGTGTTTGTTGTACCGGCTGTTACAGTTGCTCCTGCTTCTGGTCCTGGAACATCACCATTAAAACCTTGGCCACCACCACCAACTCCACCTGCATTAGTGAATTGATTTGGACTTGGTGTATTTCCACCACCGCCACCGCCGCCGGCAAAATATCTTGTGCCACTTACAGGACCTGGTGTACCATTTCCTGGTAAAGAAAAATCAGTTGAGATATAAGAACCATCACCGCCATCACCATTTTGTAATGGACCATAACCGTTTTGACCAGCTGCACCTGCGCCACCGCCACCACCACTAGATGATGTTGTACCATTTCCTGTTCCGCCATTGTTACCTTGAGGTGGACTTACTGGAGGAGTATTTCCTGTTCCTCCATCATTATTTCCAATATGTCTTGAGCCACCACCGCCTGAACCGCCGTTTTGTCCTACTGCTGGGCCATTACCAGCATTATAATCTCCTGCTGAACCACCGCCAGCAGATGTAATTGTACTAAAAACTGAATTTGAGCCATCTGTTGATTGTCCACTTGGAGCATTACCTGTAGGAACTGCTGAACCTCCACCCCCTACTGTAATTGGATAAGTTTGTACTGCTGCTGTAATACCTGTTGGATTAGATAATGGGGACATTGTTGGAGCTGGTATGCTATAAGAATTTGAAACTCTAAAACCACCGGCACCACCGCCTGCACCGCCATCACCCCCTGCGCCACCGCCACCGGCAACAACTAGATAATCTACTGTATTTGATGTAGCAGGATGACCTGCGTCTGACACTACAAAGTTTGATGATGATGTGAATACATGAACTTTATAATCACCAGATGTAGTAACTGTACCGCCTGTAGCAGCCACATAAGTTGGACCTAAATATTGTACATTTGATTCGTTAGTATATAACCAACCTTTTGTGCCATCAACATAAACTAAAACAGCACTTGCTCTAGTTGTTTTCAATTCTGAATTAGAAGCGTTACCTTGAATATTTGAACCGTTACGGCCAATAGTACATGAATTATTTTGAAAATTAGCTGCATAATCTTTTATTGCAACATAATCACCTGCACTTGGTGAAGATGGTAAATTAATTGTGTGTGCATGATTTGTTGTATCAATGAAATATCCATAACCAGCTGTAGCTGTTGTTTCAGTAGAACCATCAGCAGTTACAACTGCTTGCCAGTTAATATGTTGACTTGTAATAGAACCACCTAATGACACGGCAGAACCATTTACTGTTATTGAAGAATTTGCTAATTTTGCATTTGCAATAGAACCTGCTAATTTATCATTTGTAATTGTACCATCATTTATATCGGCAGCTACAATTGTACCGTCTTCTAATTTAGAAGCGTCAACTGAATCGTCTGCAAGACCTGATTTTGTTACTTTTGTTAATGCCATATCTTTTCTCTTTAACTATTTATATTAGTTTTGGTACTTATATCTAATTATTACTACTCCTGAACCGCCTGAACCGCCACCAGTTGGATTACTTGGAGAACCACGACCTGCTCCTCCACCACTACCTGTATTAGTTGAGCCATTTGTGCCTACAGCAACTGAACTTGGTCCGCTAGGAGAAACTCCACCGCCACCATCACTTGGTGAGGTAACATAATTACCTGCTCCGCCACCTGCTCTTGTTACTGCTGAACCTGAAATCTCACTTGAAGCGCCGTCACCGCCAGCTGCTTGTCCGTCTGTATTACCAGCTTCAATAGCACCTCCGCCTCCACCACCTTCAGCATTGTATCCTGTACTCGAACCTCCAGCATTACCTTGAGGTGGACTTACTGGTGGTGTATTACCACTTGCACCCGCTCTACAATTGCCTGAAGAAGCACTAGCGCCTCCTCCTGAACCACCTGTTGTTGGGTCATCAGCAGGAGAGCCTATTCTTACTTCACCACCATAACCACCGCCGGCTGATGTAATTGTACTAAAAATTGAATTTGAACCATTTGAACGGCCATTATAACTACCTGCACCTCCACCACCTACTGTTATAGGATAAGTTTGTGCTGTAACTGTTAAACCTGCTGGAGCAACTAAAGGTGAGGCTGTAAAATCTGGCGTAGAAACTCTGCCCTCTCTAAATCCACCTGCGCCTCCGCCACCTGAACGCTGATTACCACCATGTTGAGCACCACCGCCGCCACCGCCTCCGGCAACTACAAGATATGATACTTTTCCTGAATAAGGATTACCGGCACCAGCGTCTGATACTACAAAGTTTGATGATGAATTAAATGTGTGTATTCTAAAATCACCTGTATTTGTTATTGTGCCGCCGGTAGCAGTAACATATGGATTTAATTCTAAATCACCTACATTATGTTCATCTGTAAATAACCAACCTTTTGTTGCGTCTGCATAAACTAATGTTACAGAAGCACGATTTGTTTCTAAAATAGAATCGTTTGAGGCGCCTTGAATATTATGACCATTTCTACCTATTGTTACATTATTTGAGCCAAAATTTCCTGTATAATCTTTTATTGAAATTGTATCACCGATAGTCGCACTTGATGGCAATGTCATTGTAACTGCACCTCCAGTTGTATTTACAAAATAACCACGACCTGCGACCATTGTTGTATTTGTTGTTACAACTGACTGCCATTCAACTAATTTGCCATCAAAAAAAGTGCCTGAAGCACCTAAAGCTAATGATGTTCCGTTAAGTGTGATTGTTGAATTTGAAAGTTTTGCGTTTGCTATGGTAGAGTCGGCCAGTTTAGCACTTGTAAGTGTATTATCTTCAAACTCTTGGTTTTGTATAGTACCATCTTCTATTTGACTCGTTGATACCGAGCCAGTAGCTAAACCGTCCTTTGGTAATTTTGTAAGTGCCATATATTTTTAATACCCTCTACCATATATTTATATTAAACTAAATGATACCTTAAACTTAGATTTATTAAAAAATC